AAGCACAGTTAGATATATTTGATGAATATTTTATAAGATATAATGAGCAAATCAATGAAGAGAACATGCGCTTGTCAGGTACAGGTTATGCGGATATAAAGCTCAGCTATGAAGAGGTTATCGATACCTTTTCAGTAACAGCAACACTTACTCAAAGCTCAGGGAATGTTTATTTTTTACCATCGGCTTCAACGACTGGAAGTGATTATTATTTAATAAACAACATAAATTGCTTTTCCAACGGTATATATCAAGGGGAAGCTGAAAAGGTTAGCAACACGAAGATAAATTTATTAACTAATTCTATGCTTGCCGCACCGTCTTCTACCTTTCCTGCATATACGCAACAAGGAAGTGTAATTACTATTTACCCTTCTTCGTATGATGGAGCGAATGATGTGCAGGCTATATATATTAGATATCCTGTTGACCCTAAATGGACTTACGTTACTTTATACAATGGTGAGCCGCTGTTTGACCAGACTCAAAATGATTTTCAAGATTTTGAACTTCCTAAAGATGATGAAAACAATTTAGTAGCAAAAATATTACAATACGCAGGGGTGTCAATAAGAGAGGCCGATGTCTTTCAATTTGGACAAGCAGAAGAACAACAACAAAATCAAACTAATCTTTAATTATGGCATATATAAATCAAAAAAAATATTATACAAACGATGGTGTAAATCCTACAGATGCTAATTGGGGGTCTTATCAATATGTATCATTAACTGATATAGTAACAAATTTTCAACTAATGTATGAAGGTAATCATGAATTAATAAACAACATCAACAGGTATCAGATATTATTTCACGCTAAACGTGGTATTCAAGAATTAAATTATGATGCTTTTAAGCAAATAAAAGCTTTAGAGCTTAAGGTGTATGACGATTTGCGCTTTGTTTTACCTTCTGATTATGTAAATTGGGTAAAACTATATTTATTAAAAGATAATATTCTAAGAGAATTGACTGAAAACATACAGGTTCAATCTGCCACGGGTTACGTGCAAAGTGCAGCAGCCACATTTACGTATGATAGCGCAGATGCGGTTAATACGCAGGAATCAAGTTTAGATACTAAACGAAAGGATGGGTCGTTACAAACTATATATTTAAACGAAATAAATGACCAAACCGTAAACCCTGAGTGTATAAATTGTAATAATGACTTGTATAGAATTGGAGCACGTTACGGTTTAAATACTGAAACAGCTAATTTTAACCCTACTTTTACTATAGATAAAACCGCAGGTGTAATCAATTTTGACTCTACTATGGCAAACCAGCAATGTGTTTTACAGTATATTTCAGACGGAATGGAAAATGGTGATGTAAGTAATATAAGTGTAAACAAGTTGTTTGAAGAGTATATCTATGCTTACATTAAATATTCAATTTTAAATGGGAGGTTTGGAGTACAGGAATATATAGTTAACAGAGCAAGAAAAGACAAACAAGCTTTATTAAGAAATGCAAAAATAAGGTTAAGTAATATTCACCCAAGTAGATTATTGATGAACTTAAGAGGTGAGAATAAGTGGTTAAAGTAAAATGGCAAACATTCAAAGAAATTTTATAAGAGGACGTATGAACAAGAGCCTTGACGAAAGGCTTGTCCCAAATGGCGAATATATTGACGCTTTGAATGTTCGTTTAGGTTCAACCGAAGAATCTGAAATTGGTTCAGTAGAAAATTCTAAAGGAAATTCTAAAATAACATCTATACAATATATAGATGGCACGGCTTTAAGCACATCTGCTAGGTGTATTGGAGCATACGAAGATGGAGCTAATCAAACAGTTTATTGGTTTATTCATGATTCTAATTTTAGCGTAGGAGCTACAGGTAAATTAGATTTAATTGTTTCTTTAAACGTAAACACGGGTTCGTTAATATATCACGTAATCAGTATAGACGATGGAAATGGAGGGAATACTACACTTAATTTTAATGGACAATATTTAATAACAGGGGTTGATAAGATTAACGATTTGTTATTTTTTACAGACAATCTTAATGCGCCCCGTGTGATTAATATTAATCAATCTTACTCCACGCCTGTCAGCAATATTGACCAGTTTAATGAAGATGAAATTTTAGTTGTAAAAAAACCACCTGTAGAAGCCCCCACCATATCCACTTTTTCAATAGCTGTTTCTGACGCATGGCTTGAGGAAAGGTTTGTGTGTTTCGCTTATAGATATAAGTATGCTAATGATGAATATTCAGCTACATCTCAGTTTAGCGAACCTTCTTTTATTCCAGGGTCGTTTCAGTTTAGCGCCAACAGTTATCTTAATGAAGGTATGGTTAATTCCACTAACGCATGTAGCATTACTTTTAATACAGGGGATGCGTTAGTCAAAGAGATACAGTTGTTATTTAAAGAAGCTGATAATACTACAATTAAAATAGTAGAAACATATAACAAAAATCAATTAGGGTTAAATAACAACATAAATCACACAGTTCAATTTACCAACAGAAAAATATTTACACTTTTACCAAGCTCTGAAATTTTAAGATTATATGATAATGTTCCCCAAAAAGCTAAAGCTCAAACAATTATGGGCAACAGACTTGTGTATGGAAATTATGTAGATGGTCATAATTTAACAGATATATACGGGTCTCCTTTAAATTTAAGCTACACTACTGAGCTTGTAAGTGAAACTATATCCACCACTGAATTGCCAACAACCGTTTCTAAAGGTAACTATACTATTGGAGGAGGTATAGGTATTCCTGCTATTGAAATAGATGATTCAGTTTTAAATATAGATTTTGCAGGACAGGTAAATAGTTTAAAAAAGAATACTAGGGTAGAAATTACTTTTGGTTTTACACATGCAGCTTTTCAAGTTCCTATATTAGACCCTACTCCAGCTGTGCCTTCAGCGACGCATTTTATTGTGTGGAATTACACCCTTCAAAAAGATTATTCATCAGTTTATGAATTAGCAACAGATTCAGACTTTGTTGAAAAGATTGGAACAAGTACATCGTTCGGAACAGCCGGAACAATTCAAACCGTGTCATATCAACAACCGAACGCT